GTGGCACACGGAAGGGATGTACGTTTTCCCCCGTGGATATCAGAGCAACCCGGTCTGCGGAGTGAGCCGATACCTTGGGCAGGATAGCGGCGAAATTTCAGCCAACGCGCGTCTGATTGCCTCCGCTCCCGACATGCTCGCCGTCCTTCAGCAAGTCGAAGCTGAAATGGCAGCTGGTTTCGGTTCGTCATTCGGCGAAACGCGCGAGCAAGTCCGCCGCGCCATCGCAAAAGCAACCGGTGCCTAACCCACCCATCAACACCACTCGCAGTCCCGCACAGTCGGCGGCTTCACAATCGAATGGAAACTGACCATGGATAGCTTCGAAAGCATCGGCGAACTCGCCGCCGGCGTCGTCGGCAACATCGAGATCATCAAGCCGGCAAACCGGGCGGAATGGCTGGCGGCGCGCAAACGCGATGTCACCGCGTCCGACGCATCGGCCTTGCTGGGCATCCATCCCTATACCACCTCATATGAGCTTTGGGCGCAGAAGACCGGCCGCAAGCCGGACGAGGAAGACAACGAGGTGTTCCGGCGCGGCCGCGCGCTCGAATTCGTGGCGATCGACTTCCTGCGGGAGGATTACCCCGACTGGAAGATCACCCACAGCTACAACAATCGCTACTTCCGCGATCCCGTCGGACGCATCGGCGCGACGCCCGACGCCTTTGTCACCATCCCCGGCCGGCCCGGGAAAGGCATCATCCAGATCAAGTCGGCCTCCGATTTCTCGGTCAAAAACTGGATTGACCCGGAAACCAAGCAGATCACGCCGCCGCTCTACGTCGCCGTCCAGGCGCTGATCGAGGCCGAGTTGACGAAGGCGAGCTACGCCATGGTGGCGCTGATCGTCTCCGGTCACGGCATGAAGCTGCACCCGCCGATCGATATCCCGCTCACCCCGGCGCTGATGACGCGCGTTCGCGCCGAAGTCGCGGATTTCTGGCGCGTCGTCGCCGAAGGGCGGCATCCCGCGCCCGACTGGAAGCGCGACGGTGAACTGCTCGAAGACCTCTACCAGCCCGACGGCCGCATCATCGACCTGTCGAAAGACAACCTGCTGCCGGCGATCTGCGACGAGAAGGCCCGTATCGCTTCCGAAAAGAGCGCGATCGACAAGCGCCTGAAAGAGATCAGGGCCGAGTTGCTCGACAAGATGGGTGGCGCTTCGGCAGCCAGGATTTCGGATGGTCGAACGATCACGGCCAAGACCGTCGAGCGGGCCGGCTACGAGGTCAAACCCACCAGCTACATCGATCTGCGCGTGAAAAGCGCACGCCTGTAGGCGCGCCCGGCAAGTCCGAGAAACAGGAGAATTTCCAGATGAACGCTCTCACCAAAACTGAAAACGTCGACCCCTCGACTGGCGAGATCACGACAACTGGTCTTCCCGCCGGTTACCAGGCCGGCAACCAGAGCCTGGCGGTGTCGATCGCCATGGCCGAGGTGGACCAGCAGATCACGACTGCGCACGCTTATCCCCGCAGCGTCGACCTCGCCGTCAAGAACATCCTGACCCTCGCGACGCTCGACGAGGAAACTGCGAAGGAATGCGTCTACGCCCTCCCGCGTGGCGGCAAGCCGATCAAGGGACCGTCGATTCGCCTCGCCGAGATAATCCAGTCCCAATGGGGAAACAATCGCGTCGGCACGCGCGTCGTGCACGTCGACCGGATTGAGAAATACATCGAGGCCGAAGGCGTTTTCCACGACCTCGAGACGAACTCGGCGACGACATCGCGCGTCCGCCGGCGCATCGTGGACAGCAGAGGCAAGCTCTACAACGACGACATGATCATCGTGACCGGCAACGCTGCCGCGTCGATCGCGAAGCGCAACGCCATCCTCGCCGGTGTTCCGAAGGCGGTCTGGCGGAAGGCCTATGGCGAGGTTGAGCGCGTCATTGTCGGCGATGTCACCACGATGGCGGAGAAGCGGGAAGACGCCATGAAGGCCTTTGCGGCATTCGGCGTCACCCCGGAGCGCATCTTCGCGGCGCTGGAGATCGGCGGCCTCGCCGACATCAACCTTGAGCATTACACGACCCTGATCGGCATGCACCAGGCGCTGCGCAGCGGTGAAGCGACCGTCGAAGAGATGTTCCCCGTCGCTAAGCCGAAGGCCGATCAGCCGGCCGACCTCAAAGGCAAGCTCGACAAGCTGGCCGAGGGGAAGGACCAACCATCCACCGCCGGTGACCAGCCGGCAAAGCAGCAGGAAACTCAGGAATCGGACGCCGGATCTTCTCCGTCTGGCTCCGATGCGCCCGGCAAGCAGGCCTCAACGCCAAAGGCGACTGCTACCGAGCAAAAGCCGTCGTCCGCCCCCGTCCCCCCGGCGGACGACGGCGATCCCATCGCCGTGGCGACGCGTCTCGGGCGCGCCGCTTATCGCAATGATCTCAGCGAGCGCGCCGTCCCGGCCGACTACAAGCAGAAGGGCAGGGAGGCTGAAAAGGCGGCTTGGATCGCCGGCTTCCGCGACGAGGCCGACAAGGATGCGCCGGAGCCCGGCTCGGTCGAGGAGGACTGAGACGATGGGCCTTTTTCAACTTAGAAGGGCGATGCACGAGGTCGAACTTGTCGAAACCGACTTCAAGCCCGACACCCTGATACAACTGTCCTTGCTGGACCGCAGCGCGCAGAAGGTCGGCGAAACACTGGACCGGCTGCGGGCCGGCGAGACCGACCTCGCGCAGCAGATCGCAACGCTCAGCGAGGAACTTAGGCAGACCCGCATAGCGATCACGGCCTTCGAAGCCGCCGGCGCCGTCCTCGACGGTACCAAGCAGCCGGCTATTGCCGATGATCCCCATACGGTCGAGCGGCAGGTGCCGCGGGCGGTGTCGGCATGATGAAGTTCCGCAAAGGTGATCTTGTGTCGATCACGGCCAGGGTCAAATACGACCAGAACGACGAGGGCGTCGTCTGGCTGATCGTTGGTCGCGGCCAAGATGCGATGGTCAAGACATCCGACATCACGATGGTGTCGCCACACTTCAACGTCGGCGACCCCGTCATACATTCCAACGGCGCGACCGGCTTCGTCCGTGCTGTCCAAGACAGCCATGCATGGGTTGAACTTGACGACAAGACCGGTTTTGCGACTTGGGCGGCCGCAGAATTGCGCCTGATCGGAAACGAGCCGGCTAGCCACGAATATGAGAGGCCTTCGTCCCGCCTGGTGATTTCTGGCGAAGAGCCGGAGGTGGTATTCTGATGGTCGCTCCTCTCTCCCTCATACGCGTGGCCGATACCGAGACCACCGGCCTGTCCGACCCGAAGGAGCTAGTTGAGATCGGATGGACCGATGTCCGACTCTTCCCGACCGGATGGGTGATCGAGAGCGGTCCCCACGCTCGTTTCGTGAACCCGGGAATGCCGATCACGCCCGGAGCACGCGCGTCACACCATATCACCGATGAGGAAGCGGCGACCGGCGTTGCGCCCGATGATGCCCGCGCCCTGATCGAAAACGGGGTGGATTTTCTCTGTTTCCACAATGCAGCTTTCGACACGCCGCTGATCAAAAGCACCAAGCCGACCATATGCACCTTCAAATGTGCGAAAGAGGTCTACCCGGACCTCGAATCCCACAAGAACGGCGCAATCTGGTACGCGCTTGGTCTAGGAGGCGGCGCGAAGCAGATGGAGCCCGTGCACCGCGCCGGCCCGGATAGCTGGACGACCGCCCACATCTTGCTCGATCTTTTGCGAGTTCTGCCCGTCGAGACCATGGTCGACATCTCGGCCAACCCTCTGCGGCTGCTGAAAATCAATTTCGGCAAGTATGCCGGCACGCCGTTCTCCGATCTCCCGACCGACTACCTCGATTGGATTCTGCACAAGTCCGATATGCGTAACGATCCCGACAAAGAGGATGTCGTCCACACCTCGCGCCTGGAATGGGCCAAACGCAATACCGAACCGTCACAGCCGTGGTTGACCACCAACGTTGCCACCGATCCCGACGCGTGGCGCAAAGAGATGGAGAAATTCTGATGGACGCCGAGACCCAAACTGGACCCGCAGAACCGGAACAGCCGTTCGAGTGGATGATGGTCGAAATCTTCGGTCATCGATCCCATTGGGGTCGCGGCATTGAGGTAGAGCGCTTCGGCGCCAAGATGCTGCGCATCGACGTCCCGCAGGTTGAGTGGTCGACGCCGTCGGCCGAGAAGCCGGAGCCGCAGCTCATCGTTACCGGCTGGGTGTCGCACTTTTACGGCGGCGCCTCGATCTTCTCCAACACGTTGACGGACGAGGCCACGGTGTTGCGGCGCTGCGCACCATATCGGAAGCCGGCGCTATACATCGCGCCGCCGGACGAGGTTCCGGACGACGACTTCGCGCCTCCGCTTTCCCACATCGAGCCTCCGTCGGAATTTGACGAAGAGGAGCCATTCTGATGTCCAGCTCCGTCACCCGAGCCGGCGCGGTCCTGGCCGCGCTTGAGGATCACCAGATCAAGACAGCGGATCACCTCGCCGCCAGCGTCGGCGTCTCCCCGCGCACGATCTACCGCTACATGCGCGACCTCCGCGCCGCCGGCCATCCGATCCTGTCGGGTGCCGGCATGGGCTACCTCCTGAAGGAAAGGCCGTCGAAATGACCAGCGAACACAGGCTGTGGGCGATCTTCTGGATTGCGTTCTTCGTATCCATCGTCGCGGTGCGCATCGCGAGCCACGACGGCTGCCTCGCCTTCTGCACCAACATCGCAAGCTCCGGAGCGAACTGATGAAGGTCAAGCGAGCCGAAACGATCGCGTTCTTCCTCTGCGACGAGTGCAGCGCCGTTCATATCGGCCTGTGGCGCAACGGCCAGATGTTCGCCGAGGCGATCCCAATCGATCCTGACGCGGTGGTCGAAGACCTGCAGGCTACCATCGCCGAGAGCAAGGCGCGACAGGGCATCACAAACACGCCGGCCGTCGGTCACAGGCATTGAGATCAGAGATGGAAGCTCAACTCGCAAAACGTGGCGGTCGCTTCATTGACCTGAGCGGCAAAAGGTATGGTCGCCTTGTCGTCAAGGGCCTCTCGCACGTCGCGGATACGAAGCACATCTACCGCTGCGAGTGTGACTGCGGCGAAGAGGTCTTTGCACGCGGCGAGCATCTGAAGCAGGGCCGCAAGATATCATGCGGCTGCGCTAAGAAGGCTCGAGCGCAGCGGCAGGGTTGGGCAAACCGGACCCATGGCGCATCCAGTTGCGCCGGCACGAAGCCGCCGAGCGCTACCTACAAGACCTGGAAGTCGATGAAGGAGCGGTGTCTCTCGCCGCGCCACAAAAGCTACGACCGATACGGCGGACGCGGCATCACGATCTGCGACCGGTGGCTAAACGGCGAAGGCGGACTATCCGGCTTCGAATGCTTCCTCGCCGACATGGGCGAGCGTCCAAGCCAAACACATTCAATCGATCGCCACCCCGACAACGACGGCAATTACGAGCCCGGCAATTGCCGGTGGGCGACGCCGTCGGAACAACACTGGACACAGCGGAAGGAAGGCTAAATGGCCGGTTCACTGAATCGCGTGATGCTGATCGGAAATTTGGGCGCTGATCCCGACATCAAACGCCTGAACAGCGGCGACACGGTCGTCAATCTACGTATCGCCACCTCAGAATCCTGGCGCGACAAGAACAGCGGTGAACGCCGCGAAAAGACGGAATGGCACCAAGTGTGCATCTACAACGAGGGTATCGCCAAGGTCGCAGAGCAATATCTGAAGAAGGGGATGAAGGTCTACGTCGAGGGCCAGCTGCAGACGCGCAAGTGGCAGAAAGACGGCGAGGACCGCTACACCACGGAGATCGTTCTGCAGAAGTTCCGGGGCGAGCTTCAGATGCTCGACAGCAAGAACGATGGCGATCGCAACGAGGGCCGCTCCCAGCGCAACGATGACTATGGATCGCGCAACGGCGGCGGTCGGCAGAGCGATTTTGGCGGCGGAGGGCAGGGCGGAAGGCCCTCATCCAGAGAACTTGACGACGAAATTCCATTTTTTATGGAGTGGCGCTGATGGCCGCGCGCACCCCCGAACAAGTCTCAAGCGATCCGGCACAGCCCACACGCGATCTTGGGCTGGCGGCATTCACGAAATACTTCGTGAAGAACTATCCAGGCCCAGACACGATCATCCATAAGCCCGAATGGCACGCTCCAAAGCTCTATCGTGCCGCGATCGACGCATACCGTCGCGCGGCCCGTTCCGTACCGGAAGCGGGGAAGGCGGTGGACGAGACGCTGACAGCACTGTCAGGGTTTCTCGTGTTCCTCAAGGATATGAGGTTCACTGGCTCATGGGACTTGCCAACACTCAACCGCGCCATAGAGGTAGGCGAAACGATCGCGGAGCAGCAGGCCGCCCTCGCATCCGTCCCAGCACCATCAGGAGATGAGCCGGCTTGGGGACAGGCGGTCAGAGCGGCCACTCGTGAAAGCCACGCCAGCATCTATGCCGTAGGTGCCCCACAGGCGGTACCGGCAGAGGATATCGCGGGCCTGGTCGAGCGGCTGAATGACATCATTACCGATCAGCGCGCTGACCAGCGTGAGTACGGCGGAGCGGCTGTTAACCCTGACGTATTAAGCGAAGCCGCCGCCGCGCTCACCAGCCTCTCTGCCGAACGGGATGCGCTTGCAAAGAAGGTTCAGGCTTTCCGGAATGATGGCCTTGTGCAGGCCGCCATTGCCCGTCAAGGCGCCCTGCAAGAGGAATTGGACGAGGCGCGCGAAGCAAACCGCAAGCTGCATCGTCGCGTGCAGAAGTTCGAAGGCGCGGAGACGTCATTCCGCATGTCTTTCGCTTCGTGGGCCAAGGTTCTATTCCGAGCCGAAAGCACACCGGAGCGCCGGCCTGACTTTGAGTCATGGCAACGTGAAATCGACAAGGAATTCGCCAGCGGCAGAGCGGAAGCAGCAGAGGCCCGCGCCACCGCCTCCGAAGCCGAAGCCTCAGATCTGCGCAGGAAGCTGGAGGAGAGGGACGAGGCTTTGAAGCCATTCGCCACTTTCAGTGATCACAAGACGAGCTACGTGGAATTGCCTGTTCGCTGGTGCATAGCCGCCGCCCGCGCCCTCGCCGCATCCCCCGCCGCACAGACCGATGGAGGTGGGGAATGACCGACCGCCCCATCCTATTTTCTGGCTCCATGATCCGCGCGCTGCTCGCCGGCACGAAGACGCAAACCAGGCGTGTCCTGCAGGGCCTCGGGGACCAGCCGATCGTCGAGTACGACGGCATGTATATGTGGAAGCAGGGATATCGATGGGGCGCGGTGACCGATCCGAAGTTTCCGCCCGGTGTGCGCTTCGCCATCGGCGACCGCCTGTGGGTGCGCGAGGCTTGGCGGACCGAAAGCCGCGCCTATGACGATCTGGCCCCGACCGATATGGGCGGCGAAGAAACCGTCATCTTCGAAGCAGACGCCGATTGGAAGCTCAATAAATCGGTCGGCCGCCTTCGGCAGGGCATGCACATGCCGCGCTGGGCGTCGCGCCTCACACTCATCGTCACCGAGGTGCGCGTCCAGCGGCTGCAGGAGATCAGCGAGGAGGATGCCGCTGCGGAGGGGCTGCTTTCTTGGCGGTATCAGGACTGTGATGGCGACCCTAAACTCGATGGTCGCCCATACAAGGCCACCTTGTGGCACTGGGCCCAGCCGGAGACCGAGTTTGACGGGTTCTCCTCCGCTACCGGAGCCTACCGCGATCTCTGGGATCACCTCAACGAGGCGCGCGGCTACGGCTGGGCGACGAACCCCTGGGTGATCGCCGTCTCATTCACGGTCGAGCGGCGCAATATCGACGTGGGGCGACCATGACAGATCGACCACACCCAACCGTTGTCCATCGCTATGCCATCCCGCTCGATGTCGCACTGGAACAGCTCATCGGCAGGGAGGCGACCGACGCCGAGGGCTGGAATGCCTCGGTTCAAGGTGATGATCTGGTGATCGAGGTTGTCGCGCCGGCATATGTCGGGCGCACGGTCGAGGTACCCGATGATTTCGATGTCGAAAAACTCTGTGACGCGATTCTTGCTGGCGAATTCAAGCTATCGCCGGCAGAGCCACGACCACCGCCCTCCGGTGAGACGCAGAAAATTAACACGCCCGAGAAGCCGAAGGGTGGGCCGCTCGCGCAGCGGGCCGGGATCATGTGCGGTGAGCGTGGTTTCTGGACCTTCATCACCAAGCGGTTCGGCGTCGCTATCGCCTCGGCCGACGAGGCCGCCGTCTGGCTAAAGGCGCGCTGCGGCGTCGAAAGCCGCGTCGAATTCGACCACATCGAAGCCAAGGCAGCAAACTTCCGCGAGATCGACAAGCTCTACCGGCTTTGGCTCGAGGGATTCGACTGAAATGTGGGGACCGCGTCCATGCCGCTCTTGACGCCGGAACAAGCGTGCGCCGAACTTGGGATCGGCGAGGACACGCTCCGCGCCCTCCGCAAGGCCGGCGAGATCCCGTATGTGAACATCGGTCAGGGGAAGAAGCGCGAGACACCGCGGTATGAGCTCGACGATCTGAACGCCTGGAAGGCGAAACGAAAGAAGGTCGCATCATGTCCGTCTATCGAAGGACCGATTCCAAGGACGGCGTCTATTCGCTGT